CTCTACCCCCTCTGCCTTTCCCGACAATCTACGCGTAAAAGACATTCAAGACAATCCGGACAAATCGGACATCAGTCCAGAAAAATCCGAAACAGTAGAAGACCTAGCCGAACCGATACCTATTAAGATGGGGACTAAAAATAAAAAGCCTCTTATCGGAAAAACTAAGCCGAGAATTAGTAGTCCGCCTTTAACCGGAAATTCCTACGGCGAAGAGTTCGCGGTCTTCGCAGAAAAGTGCGGTTATCCGTTATTGCCCTGGCAGAAATATGTGGCGACGGATTTTTTGACCTACGACGACGAAGGAATGTTTATTCGGAAGACGGTCGGGATTTTAGTAAGCCGGCAACAGGGTAAAACCTTTCTAGCTGCGCTTCGTATCCTTTTCGGCCTTTTCGTTCTAGATGAGATGAATATCGTCGCCATGTCTTCTAACCGGTCCATGGCTCTGGATACCTTTAGACGCTGCGTTTCGATTATCGAGAAGAACGAATTCCTAAGAGACCAAGTTCTCCTAAATCGAGGAACGGTCGGTAAGTTCGGTTCCGGTAACGAATGTATCGAGCTAAAAAACGGAGCGCGTTACGAGATAGTCGCCGCGACTCGTGACGGCGCGAGAGGTAAATCGGCGGACCTGTTATTTATTGACGAATTGCGCGAAATCTCGGAAGAAGCCTGGAGAGCGGCTAAACCTACGACGCGCGCGCGAGCTAACTCCCAGACGATTTTAGTATCTAATGCCGGTGACGCTTTTTCGACCGTTTTAAACGATTTACGCGACCGCGCTCTTTCGTATCCCGCTAAGTCTTTAGGCTGGTACGAATACTCGGCACCGCAGCACGCTAAACTGACAGACCGGGACGCCTGGGCCTCTTCTAATCCGGCTTTAGGTTACACGGTTACGGAAGCGGCTATCGAGGAAGCTCTTAGTACCGATACCCCGGAAACTTTTAGGACAGAAACATTATGCCAGTGGATAAGCTCACTTTCGTCGCCTTGGCCTATCGGCGTCTTCGAAGACTTAGGAGATACATCGCTCGTTTTAGGTCCCGGTCCTTCTACTTTCTTCGCTTTCGATATAGCGCAATCTCGCCGTACCGCTTCGCTCGTAATCGGCCAGATGACCCCCGACGGAGAAAAGATAGCGGTCCGAATTCTCGATTCCTGGAAGTCTTCGGTCTCTCTAGACGAATTAAAAATAGCTGCGGATATAAAAGCGCACTGCGATATTTATTTACCCCGGCAGGTTTGTTTTGACCATTACGCGACGGCTACGATAGCTAAACGGTTAGAGATTTCCGGCGTTAAAATGGTCGATGTCTCCGGGCAGCAGTTTTACCAAGCGTCGATGGATTTACTAGACGCCATGGTCGCCGGTCGGTTAATTCATGACGGAGACCTAAACCTTATAAATCAGATGAACGCTTGTGCCGCTAAAACCAACGAAGCTTCTTGGAGAATTGTTCGCAGACAGAGCGCGGGAGATATTTCGGCTCCTATTTCGTTAGCCATGTTAGTAAATCAAATGAACTTGCCGCCTTCGGTAGCCATGATTTATGCAGGGTGACGCGCCGAAGAGTTTGATGTCCTATTTGTCGCTTTTCGGACTATTATCCCGCTATGGGAATTTTTTCTGCGTTACGGCTGGTCCGCGATGAACCCGACACGCTTAAAAATCAGTACGCGCCCGCAATTATGGACGCTCCCTACGGAATGTCTTATTGGAATAATAACGGTTTAGGAGCCGGCGATGTAGCCGTAGATATAGTTTCAGCTATGCAGGTTCCGACAGTCGCAAAGTGCAGAAATTTAATTTGCGGCGTAATCGGAGGAATTCCTCTTGAGCTTTATAAAAAATCTACGGGAGAAGAATTAGGTTCTCCGGTCTGGCTAGACCAACCGGATATTAGACAACCGCGTTCTGTAACAATTGCTTATACGGTTCAATCTTTATTATTTTCGCAGGTCGCATACTGGGAAGTTACCGAAGTTTATAAAGATGATGGACGCCCTGCTCGCTTCGCCTGGGTACAGAACGAAAGAGTTACCGTAAAACTTAATCAGTATAATACCGAAGTCGATTATTATATGGTTAACGACGAAAAGCGGCCTATGTCAGGCGTTGGAAGTTTAATTACATTCCAGAGCCTCAACCCGGCGGTGCTAACTACCGGAGCTCGAACTATTCGCGCCGCTTTAGATTTAGAACGCGCCGCTTCCGTAGCTGCGGCGACTCCTATTCCTTCGGGATATATCAAAAATAACGGTGCGGATTTACCCGAAGCACAGGTCCAGGGATTACTAGCGTCCTGGAAATCCGCTAGACAAAATCGCAGCACCGCTTATTTAACTTCAACTTTAGATTATGCCGTTACTTCGTTTTCTCCTAAAGACATGATGTACGACGACGCAATTCAAACTTTATCAACGCAGATTTGCCGCTTAATGAATGTTCCGGCTTACATGGCCAGCAGTGACGCTAATAAATCCATGACATACCAAAATATCTTGGACGCAAGAAAAGAATTTTTCGCATATACGCTTGCACCTTATGTCTGCGCTATTGAAGACCGGCTTTCTATGAACGATATAACCGCTAATGGAAATTTAGTTCGTTTTGCCGTAGATGAAACTTTTCTTCGCGTCGACGCGACTACTCGTTTAAATACTATAGAAAAAATGCTTTCGCTCGGTTTAATTACTTTAGACCAGGCGATGGAAATGGAAGACCTATCACCGAACGGAGACCAGTCCTAATGAAATTAACTTTTAGCGCGTCTATACAGGCGGCCGATAGCGAACGCCGAATTATTTCAGGAAAAATTATGGAATACGGAGCAACCGGAAATACTTCAGCCGGCCCGGTAATTTTTGAGCGCGGCTCTATTTCGATTCCGTCTGCGGCTAAGGTCAAGTTGCTTGCGCAACACGAGCCGAATAATCCGATTGGTCGCGCTCAATCTTTTAGTACGGACGGCGATTTTATCTTCGGTACATTTAAAATTTCTAATAGCAGTAAGGGAACAGATTATTTAACTCTCGCGGCGGAGGATTTAATTTCTGGCCTGTCTGTTGGAGTAGAAGTAGAAGCTTCTCTACCTAAAGAAGGTTATTTATTAGTGACGGCCGCTAAATTAGTCGAAGTCAGTTTAGTGGAATCACCCGCGTTTGAAAACGCAATCGTAACTAAAGTTGCCGCTAGTGAAAACGAAACGGAAAACGCAGAAAATCCATCAACCGAAACAGAAAGCGAGGCTCCCGTGGATACTACTCCCGAAGCCGTAACACCCGAGGTGGTTCCGGCTCCAGTAGTCGAAGCTTCTCGCCTTACTACTTCCGTTCCTTATAACGCTCTAGATTCTCAGCGCGTACGGCACGGAATTACATCATCAGGACAATTACTACGCCATAAAATTTTAGCGGCGCAAGGAAACGAAGAATCGAAACTCTGGGTTACTGCCGCAGATGATTTTTCTTCTGCCGGTCTAGGATTTACTCCTACTCAATATCTTCGCGATATTGTTTCGACACAGGGCAATTTTGGTCGTCCTGCTATGGAGTGCGTAAATAAGCAAACCCTTCCGGCCTCAGGAATGACAATTAACCGTCCAAAATTCACGACTTATCCAACCGTTACAATAGAAGCCGAAGGCGGCGCGGTTTCTAATACCGACGCAGTTTCCGAATATCTGACATCTACAGTTTCAAAATACTCAGGTATGCAAACTCTTTCAATCGAATTGTTGGAGCGTTCAGACCCAGGGTTCTTTGACGCAATTACAGTTGAATTGCAGAATAATTATAATAAAGTTACCGAAACCGCTTTAATCGCATTCTTAACGGCTCAGGGAACTCAGGCGAGCGCACAGGCTGCTACTAGTAACGGAATAGTCGCGTTTATTAAAGAGTCCGCGCCTGCCGCTTACTTAGCGACTTCTTATTTCGCTAAGAATTATCTAGCCGGTTCCTCACAGTGGGGTCTGCTATTAGGCGCGTTGGATACAACAGACCGACCAATTTACTCAGCTTCTAACCCTATGAATAGCGGCGGAAATGTCGCTCCTACTTCGGTCAGAGGAAATGTTCTTGGATTGGACCTTTATGTTTCTCGAAATGTAGTTTCCACTACTATCGACGAAAGCGCGTTCGTTATCGTTCCGGAAGCAATTTCCGTTTTCGAGTCTCCTACTGCGTATATGTCTGTGAATGTCGTCGCTAACCTTCAGGTTCAAGTGGCACTTTATGGTTATATGGCTTTTATGGCTAATGTCGGAGCAGGCGTTCGTCGTTTCAACCTTACCTAAATAGCAAACTAAGCCGCTTACAGGGCTAGGAGGCCCTGGCCCTGTAAGCCTTAAAAGTCAGGAAAAGAAATGGCAGCTACCTTCGTAACCGAAGCCGAACTAAGGTCTAACCTTGGAATCGGAACGCTTTATCTTTCCGCGACCGTGGAAGAAGTCTGCCAGACTGCGCAGGATTTAGTCGAAAGTTATATTTGGTATAACCGCGTTCCCGTAGTCTCTTCTGGATTAACTTCTAATGTTGCCACGCTAGTAGTAGCTTCGCCTGGTATTTTTGTTAAAGGTCAGACAGTAGTAATAGCAAACTGTGGTTCGCCTTATAACGGAACTAGGGTCATTACTGGAACCGGGCCTTATACGATAACTTCTAATAATTTATTTATGTCCTTCCCTTATAATTATCCTCGCGGATACTCTTTTCTTCAGTTCGCTATTACGGCTACAGACGAAGCGCAGCATTTAATTCAGCCTTACGGAATTATGACCGGGCCAGAACATAAAGCTCAGGCTTATGCAAATACGCCTGCCGTTAGAGAAGCGGCCATGATGTTGGCCGTTGACATCTGGCAGGCTAGACAGGTCTCGCAAACTGGCGGAGTTTCGGTCGACGGATTTACTCCTAACCCTTATCGCATGGGTAATAATTTAATCGGCAAAGTGCGCGGATTGCTTGCGCCTTACGCTTCTCCTAATTCTATGGTCGGCTAATGGCTACCGACTTAACTACTCTTCGCTCTACTATCGCGGCGGCTTTAGCTAACGCGGGAGTCTGGAGTACCTTTAGCTTTCCGCCGGCTACTATTCTAGCTAACTCGGTAATCGTCGCGCCGGGAGACCCATACTTAACGCCTTCAAATAACTCTCAGAACTCGATTAACCCGCAGGCTTTCTTTAAAATAATTATGACCGTTCCCATGTACGACAACCAGGGCAACCTTGCCGGGATTGAAGATACTATCGTGGCGGTCTTTAATAAACTAGCGAATTCGTCGCTAGTCTTTAATGTTGGTTCTGTATCTGCTCCCTCGGTTTTAAACGCGGAATCGGGTGCATTATTGACCGCAGATTTACAAATAACCGTTCTAACAACCTGGAGCTAAAATGAGCACAAAAGATGAAGATTTAGCGTGGCTAATCAAGACCGGTCAGGTCAGCGAAACCCCTAACGCTAAAAAACCGGAACCGGCTACTATCGAAAAAGAGGAAAACTAATGGCAATTTATCTAAATAATAATGTGGGCGTTAAACTTGCCACGGCAGCCGCTCCCACAGTACCTTCTATCGACATTTCTAGTTATGTCACAGGCGTAACTCTTACGCAAATTGTTGACGAACTTGAAGTCACAGCAATGGGTGATTCTGCACATAAATTTGCTGCGGGATTGCAAGCGGCTACGCTCACTATAGATTTCTTGAACGACTGGGCTTCGTCTCAGGTTATGCAGACTTTAAACGCTGCGTTCGGAACTACTCTAGCCGTTTCTATGATTACAGTTAAAGGAACTATAGTTTCGGCTGCTAACCCTTCTTACCAATTCTCCATTTTGGTAAATAATCTCACTCCAGTAGGTAACGGCGGCGTCGCAGACGAAGCCACTTCTAGTTTGAGCTTTACAGTAAATACCGCAGTAACCGTATCTCCTACCGTCTCGTTCTAAGGAAAAAAAATGGCAAGCCTCAAAATAACTAGGGCCTCCGGGGAGGCTACGACTCATAAAATAAGTCCAGCAATTGAATACGCTTTTGAACAACAGTTTAAATGCGGAATTCATAAGCAATTCAGAGATATGGAACGGCAGGGAGACATCTATTGGCTCGCCTGGGAATGCCTCCGTCGCGCAGGAATAACGATTCCGTTATTCGGAGATGAATTTCTTCGCGAACTAGAGGCGGTCGAGGTAATAGACGACGAAGACCCAAAAGGATAGACCGGGACAGTTTTACCTATCTAGTGGCCTCACTAGCGGTAGAACTTAGTATTTCTCCGGCTCAGGTCCTAGAAATGGATTCTCGTATGTTCCAGGCAGTTTTACAGGTTTTAAAAGACAGAGCGGAAGGATTAAAGCGTGCCCGTAAAAGTCGAAGGCCTTAGAGAGACTCGCCGCGCTTTAGCTAAGTTCGCTCCGGATTTAAAAAAAGAAGTGGATAAAGACGCCCGCGACCGCCTAAAATTTATGGTTAAGGAATCGCGAGGATTTGCTCCGTCGACGCTTCCTAGAAATCTTCACGGGTGGGCAGTCAATACGCCGGGACGAAAAATAACCGCTCAGACCTCCGCTTTCGCGACTCGTACTTTCCCGCTATATCAGGCCGGAGAAGTAAAGACTGGAATTTCTTACGATACAGGTTTTAGCCGCGCTAATAAATACGGTTTCCGTTCTCTTTACGAGCTGCGTAATAAATCGGCCGCCGGAGCGATTTACGAAATGGCCGGAAGGATTAACCCGGAGGGTCTGCCCTGGGTAGGCCCTACCGCGTCTCCGACAGATAAAACCGTTTCTAAGTCCCGTAACCCTAACGCCGGCCGATGGTTTATTGACGAAATAGATAAGCAAGATAATCAGCGACAGATTAAAGGTAAAAAAGAAGGCCGCCTTATTTATCGCGCAGTCGAAAATGATAACGGTAAGTTTATTAAGTCAGTTATCGAAGGAATGAAAAAAGTAGAAATTAAAACTCAGGGACGACTAGACGCGATTAAAGCTTTTGGAGGTGCGAAATAATGATAGCGATTAAGTTTCTTACGGAGTTTGACGGTAAAGCCTTAGCTAAAGGCGAAAAAGGTTTAAAGTCGTTTGCGACTATGGCGAAGAAAGTCGCCGGAACTTTAGGAGTCGCGCTATCCGCCGCCGCGATAGTTAACTATTCTAAAAACGCCGTTAAAGCTTTTGCGGCAGACGAAAAAGCGGCTAAATCTCTAGGCCAGACTTTAAAAAATACGGGAAACCTCGTAGCAGGAAAAGGCGCGAATAGCTTTATCGACCAGCTACAGAGAGCCACAGGCGTGGCAGACGACCAGCTTAGGCCGGCACTTCAGTCTTTATTGAATAGCACAGGCGATTACGCAACCAGTACGAAAGCTTTAAATCTAGCTCTAGATATAAGTGCCGGAACTACTAAAGATGTAGGCACAGTTTCTAATGCGCTAGCTAAAGCTTACGCGGGTAATACAACGGCTTTATCTAAACTAGGAACCGGTCTATCTAAAGCGACTCTTAAAACCGGCGACATGGCCGCGATTACCGAAACGCTTCAGAGGTTATTCACCGGTCAGGCAGGTATTGCCGCAGAAACTTACGCCGGGAAAATGGAACGGTTACAAATAGCGACTTCAGAAGCGAGCGAGACTATTGGAGGAGCTTTAGCTCAGAGTTTTGTTATCCTGGCAGGTACGAACGAAATTGGAACCGCTACTAAACAGATAGACGACTTAGCCTCTTCTATAGCTAACTTAACGGTCGGCTTAGCCGATTGGTTTGCCGTTAATAATAAAGCCTTTGCTAAATCTATCGCGGATACTTTCGGAGGAGCCGGCGGCGACCTTTCCGCTTTTGAAGACTCTTTCCTCGGTAGAATTATGAAACGCGGTCAGGGATTAAGAGCGGCCGTTCCTGTCGGAACCGCTCCTACTTATAACCAACTCCAGGCGCAGAAAAACCTAGATAAAATTGAAAAGGATAGAGCAGCGCGCGAAAAGAAAACCGCCGCAGACGCTAAAAAATCCGCCGCCGCTAAAATAGCAGCCGATAAAAAAGCGGCAGCGGATAAAAAAACCTTATCTAAAGGAAGCGCACTGTTCGATTTAGAACAGATAGGGATTGCCGCAGCTTTGAAGATGTCAATAGACAGAGACACGCGCCTGCGCCTAGAACTTTTACAGGCTATTCAGCTAGGAGACGCCGATTTAGTTTTAGCTAAAATGAAAGAGTTAGCCGAATGGCAAAAGAATTCAGATATGGCGAAACTTTCCGGCGTTAAAACTATTTCGGAAGCGCAGCTTTCCGCGTTAAATACTACGCTTCTAGCGGAGTTATCGGCTATAGACGCTTTAAAAATTAAAGACGCCGAAAAAGATGTTCTGCGCGACGAAGCTTTTAAACGATATAACGACGCTATAAAATACGCCGGAGGCCTAGCCGCGCTTAGTACCTATTCGCAGAAGCTACAGGACCAGGAACTCTTAATTCAGAGGCTTGCTTCTATTCGTAGTATTTCGGAAGCGCAGACCGCCGCCGATAATATAAAACAGGCCGCGCTCGAAAAGTATTTAGCGACCCTAGCGAAAGTTTCAGGGACTACGGTTTCGGGGATTATTAAAGCTCCCGTAATAGAGTTACCGGGAGCCGGCGTAGGAGGAAGAGGCGCGTCCGCCGGACAGGGTTCGACTTTCGGAACTAGCCCGTTAGACGACTTTATAACTATGGTCGAAGCCGAAACAGAGCGAGGAATTCGCAGAAGAGCAGGTGTAGGCGATACTAATTATGTGGCTCTACCTCCGGGCTTTTCTAGCGTAGACGAATATAATAAAGAAAGCTCAGGAAACCGAGGCGGATACGCCGGAACCGTCGTCGTGAATGTTAACGCCGGAGTAGTAGGTAGCGAAGACTTAATTACTAATGCGGTTCAGGACGCGCTAAACGAAATATCTAGACGCGGTTATCTGACTACTTACGCCGGAGCGATTGCTAGCTAATGACCGTTCCTATTTTAAACGCGACGATAAATTTCTCTACAGGCCCCGCCTTCGCTCAGGCTATGATTCTAGATTCTGGAATTCTAGATACGAATGTTCTTGCAGATTCCGCCGCCGTTATCGTAGATGTTTCTAATCAGGTTAACGAGGTAAAGATTCAGCGCGGTCGAAACGCGCAATCCGACCAGTTTCAGACGGGAACTCTTAGTCTTCGAATTGTCGACCAAAACGGTGACTTCAATCCAATGAACACGGCCGGACCTTATTATGGACTTTTAGACCCTATGCGTAAAGTATTTATAACGGCTACAGACGGAGCGACCACTTACCCATTATTCGCGGGTTATATTACCGGCTACTCGACGACGACTCCGTTAAACGCCGTAGATGTGGTTTATACCACAATCACGGCCGTGGACGCTTTTAGACTCGCGCAAATGGCGCAGATTTCTACCGTAACGGGAGCCGCCGCCGGTAATTTATCCGGGACTAGAATAAATCAGCTTTTAGACCAAATTTCCTGGCCTGCGTCCATGCGCGATATAGACGCCGGTCTAACTACTATGCAGAATGACCCCGGAACCGCTCGAACTTCTTTAGCCGCTATGCAGACTATAGAATTGAGCGAATATGGCGCGCTCTATGTTGACGCTAGTGGCTCGTTCATTTTCCAGGATAGGAGCGTAACGGCGGGGTCAGTATCGGGAACTCCTACGGTTTTCGACGAAAACGGAATAGGTATAGCTTATTCTAACGCGCTCTGGGTTCTGAATGATGTTTTAGTCTATAACTCCGCGCAGGTAACTAGAACCGGCGGAACTACTCAGAACGCGATTAACCAACCCTCAATAGACCTTTATTTCGTGCATTCTTATAATCAACAGAATTTAATGATGGAAACAGACGCCGTCGCACTAAATTACGCGCAGGCATATATCGCAAGCCGGGCCGCGACTTCGGTTCGCTGCGACGCTATTACCCTCGACCTTTATACCGAGAACTACGCGGCCGGGGTAACGGCCGCGCTTTCTCTCGATTACTTCGACCCGGTCAGCATTACGACGACACAGCCGGGAGCCTCCTCATTATCAAAGACGCTTCAGGTTTTCGGGGTATCTCATTCAGTTACACCAAATTCCTGGAAGACTACATTCACAACGCTTGAACCCATAATTGACGCTTTTATTTTAAATTCAGCTCTTTACGGAATTCTCGACACAAGTGTTCTATCATATTAACTAGGAATGGAGTAAATAATGGCTGCTGGACTCGGTTTTAAAACATTTACCACAGGGGAGGTTCTGACTGCCGCCGACACTAACGGGTATCTTATGCAGGGAGTTTTAGTTTTTGCTTCTTCTGCGGCTCGCGCTTCGGCCGTTACTTCTCCGCAGGAAGGCCAGTATTCATATCTAAAAGACACAAATTCTACAGAATACTATGACGGTGCGGCCTGGATTGCAGCTCCTATCGGAGATATAACCGGAGTGACGGCCGGAACAGGAATTTCAGGCGGTGGAACTTCTGGCACTGTAACCGTAACTAATTCCATGGCTACAGAAATCACAGCTAAGGGAGATTTAATCGCCGGAACAGGTTCCGCGACTTTCGATAATCTGCCGGTTGGCACGAATGGCCAAACTCTTGTGGCGGATAGTTCCACCGCAACAGGCTTGAAATGGGCTGCGGTTGCAGCAGGTGGTAAAGTCTTGCAGGTTGTACAAGATGTAAGTACAACTGAGGAATCAACTACATCAACAAGTTATGTGGATTCCGCTTTAAGTATTGCAATCACTCCATCGGCTGCTACAAGTAAAATCTTAGTAATTGTCAATGCTGGTGTTGCTTTCTCTCGTACCTCTGCTATTGAAGGCGGAATGCTTATCAATCTTGTTAGAACTGCAACACAACTAGGCGAAAAGAAAATGGCTTTGGAGGTAGATACAAGCGCAACAGAAAATCGCATTGTGCCTAAACAGGATTCAAGTATCATCTATTTAGATTCACCTAGCACAACAAGCGCAACTACTTACAAAGTGCAATTTAAGACAGAGTTTGCGTCCAGCACCGCTTATGTTGCGCCCAATTCTGGTTTATCCTCAATCACACTCATTGAAATAGGTGCATAATGTCAATCACTAGAACAGAAGCAATTCACAAGTTAATTCCAAATGCTGAATGGCATTTAATAGATGATTCTTTGACAGTATTTACCACAGGCGTTACAGCACCAACAATGTCTGAAATTGATGCAAAGGTATCGGAATTAGAAGAACAAGCCGAAAAAGAAAGAATTGCAAAGGCAGCCGATAAAGAAGCACTATTAGCCAAACTCGGCATTACTGCCGATGAAGCAAAGTTACTGCTTTCATAGTGGAACACTTGACTGAGATAGTTCCGCCTTATGGAGACTAGCTATAACGGCTGGCCGGCTTCTAAAGACCAGAACGAAATCGGAGTTAGAGCTTTCCCAGTAGAAGGAACGGCTTTAAAAATTCGCTGCGCCGAGAAAGTCGCGCCGCTTCTTATCGGTTTCGCTGCGGAGTTTAATAAACTTATCGAACCTCTCGACGGTTCTACCTTCGACGACTGGGGTTACTGCTATAGAGATGTTCGCGGAGTAGCCGGTAAGTTAAGTAATCATTCTTCGGGAACTGCGATTGACCTTAACGCGACTAAACACGCTTTAGGTAAGGTCGGGACCTTCGAAGCTTCTAAAGTTCCTATGATTCGAGCCTTAGCTAAAAAGTACGGCCTAATCTGGGGTGGCGACTGGTCTCGTAAAGATGAAATGCACTTCGAAATCGGTATTAACGAGGCGAAAGTCGTCGCGTTGATTAAGAAGCTAGAAGGAGAAAAATAATGAACGAAAAGGTAAAAGCGGCGGCCTTGTCGTATTTAAGAGCTGCGGCGGCCTCGGTTGCAGCTATTTATATGAGCGGAATAACCGACCCTAAAGTCTTAGCGAACGCTTTTATCGCCGGACTTATCGGGCCGATTTTAAAGGCTCTAGACCCTAAAGATTCGTCTATCGGGCTAGGCTCGAAGTAATATGGAGTTCCAGGCATGGGTGGCCGTAATAGTAGGCGTTATGGCCATTCTGTCTGGGCTTTACGCAGCGGTCCGCTTTATCGTAAAGGCTATGCTTCAGGAAATAGGGCCGCAGGCTAACGGCGAAAGTTTAAAGTCTCAGGTTAACAGGCTAGAAGCGCGATTAGACCACATTTACACGATACTTTTAGAGCGATAATCGTTATAAAACCGTTACCTAAATAACCTAGATTTATCGTACGGAAGGCGTATTATTTTCTTATCTAGGCGGCCTCGCTTAGATTACGAAAGGGCCTAAAATGTCTCGAATGGCAGATTTATACTTAGAAATTGCAGAATATCTCGGAAGTAAATCCCCGGAGTTTTATAAAGCCTGGAACTGCGGCTGCGTAGACTGCGAAGTTATTACGGTTAAACAGATAGACGAAGAATATAAGAAACAGAGCGCAGGCTTTAAAGCTCTAGCCGGGGTCGGTTTATGACCGCCTTCATAGCTAACCTTCCTATCTGGGTTTATATCCTCGTTATCTTTTCTTTTCTTTATAGCGTCGCCGCTCTCGGTTATCTAATCGGAATCGAAGTAGGAGCGGAACGCGGCTTTCGCCTCGGATACGCTAGAGGAAAGCTAGTCGGTACGCAGGAAACTAACCATTATTTTAACTCCGGTAACTGGCCTCTTACGGACGGAATTGTAAATGACTAGGCGAGAAGTAGGCGATAACGCGGTTATCTCTAACCTGTCTAAAACCTCGGTCAGAGCAGCGATTAAAGCTTATCCCCGTTCCGGGTCGATTAGACTAAAGGTTTATCATTTTCTTATTAGACGCGGACTAGACGGCGCGACAGACCAGGAAATTTCCATAACCTTACAGATTTCAGAAAATACCGTCCGGCCTACTCGAAAGACTTTAGAGATAGACGGCTTCGTTCGGGACTCCGGACTTACTAGAAAAAACCGTAACGGTAACGACTGCATAATCTGGAGAGCCTTGGAAGAAGGAATGATTTTATGAGCAATTTCTCGATAGACCCTAGTTATCAGGAAGTCGCCGAGCGCATGAAGTTAGCGCGCGAACTCTGGCCAAACTGTATTTTTAGAGCCGCTTATCCCGAAAAGCCTTTCCATATAGTAGAGGTTCAGGGTACGACTTATATTATCTACACGGCAGCTTTATACCGAGACGCTTCCGACGAAAAGCCGGCTATCGGTACGGCCTGGGAAGAAGTACCAGGACGGACGCCTTATACGAAAGGCTCCGAGCTAATGAACGCCGAGACTTCCGCCTGGGGTAGGGCCTGCGTCGCTGCGGGAATTCCTGCTAAAAAAATAGCGAGCTTCGAAGAGGTAAGAAACCGACAGAACGCGCCAGAAGTTAAACGCGAAAGCGCGAAGGATATAGATACCTCCGAACTAGACGCCTGGAATACCGGGACGATAGTTAAAGTCTTCGACGCCTGGAACTGCGTCCACGGCCCTAGAGTCGTTCGCGAAGGCGAGAAAAACGGTCGCGCTTATTACGGCATGGCCTGTTCTAAGACTCTTAACTCCGGCGTTCAGTGCCAGACGAATTGGTTTGTCCTTAACGCCTCCGGTTCCTGGGTCCCCAAGTTAGCTGCGGTCGAATGATGGCAGACGACGCGATAGTAGCTTTTAGGCGTATAGCTTACGATATTTTACGCGCTCATTACGATTGCGATAAAATTCCCGCTTCCGTAATGGATTCTATTCCAAAAGGGAAAACCTACGCAGGATATACCGATGAAGCAATCGCGCGACAAATTACTCAGATGTTAGGAATTATCGGCACATGGTTTAACTCTTTCGATAGCGAAGACGCAAAAGAATACGGCGACGAAACTAATGTGGCCGCAGTCGCCTTCATGTTTCGGATTTTGTCCACCATGTTTCTAGAAGCTTTAGATTCAGACGAGGAGTATTATAAAAATGGGTGAAATGGAACTTATAAACCTAGAAACGAAAACTAAAACGATTATCTATAACGGCGAAATAACTCGAATCCCTGTCGAATACTGCGATAACTGCTCTAGCTGGCAGAACGCGGTCTACGGCTCGTTTCAGAGAGGATTAGGCGGAGAGAAGCTACTATGGTTTTGTTCCGGGTGTAAATGACCGAGCCCGATATTTTCGCGGAACCTACGCTATTCGGCGCAGACGAAGATTACTTAGCGGACCTATTCGACCGCTTTATTATGCCGCCTTACTCCGTTCTTGATAGAAAACAGGGAACGTGGATGCGCCGTAAAAAACAGTGGCTCGCTTTAGGGATTCAGTCGGAGCTAGGTCGAGACTCTAACCTTATCTGGGCACCTGTAGGCGATAACCCCTCCGACATGGTTCAGCGCATGCGCGGAGTCGTCGAAGGGACTAGCGTCTTCGACCCTGTCCTAGTCGAATGCGCGGTTCGCTGGTATTCCGCTCCAGGCGGGACTGTACTTGACCCGTTCGCGGGAGGTTCTGTAAGAGGAATCGTTAGCAGCTCTCTAAAGCGTAATTACTTAGGAATCGACCTTAGAACCGAACAGGTAGAAGCTAATAAAACTCAAACTAGTTTAGGGGATACGGATTATCCTCCGACCTGGCTAGCCGGAGATTCCGAAAAGCTTCTCGATAGCGTAGAGCTAGACTCGGTCGATTTAGTCTTTTCCTGTCCGCCTTACTTCGATTTAGAGGTTTATTCGGACGACCCGGACGACCTTTCTAATATGGACTGGGATTCTTTCCTTAATAGTTATTACGAAATTATTAGAAAATCGGCTAAAGCGTTAAGAGACGACCGTTTCGCCGTCTGGGTAGTCGGAGAAGTACGAGATAAGAAAGGCTTTATCCGAGGCCTTATACCGGAAACGATAACCGCTTTCCGAGAAGCCGGATTAAGTTATTATAATAACGGGATAACGCTCGACCCGCAGGCGACGGCCGCTCTTAGGGCTAATCGCTTCTTTAGTTCCGGTAGAAAGCTAGTGACTGTACATCAACACTTTATGGTTTTCGTAAAGGGAGACCCTAAAAGAGCGACTGAATACTGTAACGCCGGAGAGGAAGATAATGACCGAAACGAACTCTTCGAATAGCGCGGTTATTCGCTGCGCCTGCGGTTCCTGGATTATCGCCGGCCTACCCTGCGCTATCTGTTATCTAATAGAGACCAGGAAAAAATGATAGAGCTAGGGTTCCTCGGAGGGTTACTAATCGGTATCTTACTCGGAAGGCTTTTATCTCTATGGTTAGACTAGGTAAAAGTTATCCCCATAAGTTATCCCCAAGCGTCCCCAGGCTGGGGAGACTCGCCCAATACTTCGCTCATTCACTGTCAATACACAGAGCTAGGGTACGCTCCGACCCGGAACGCTGGGCCGCAAGGTTAGCCCGAAGCGTTATCGGCTCGGTGCTATCGGCCGTTCTGTGCTTTAGCCCTGTAGAGGCCTTAGCAGTAGAGAAAGAAGTTATTAAATACCAGACTTATGCAGGCTCTTTACTTACGCCTTTAGAGTTCTCTTCTGCTCTTACTCTCTGGACTAAAGAAAGTAATTGGAACCCTAAAGCTAAAAACGGTAGTCATTACGGTATCTGTCAGGGACGCAGTAAGTACCTTATAAAAGCTAATTATAAACAACAGATTCGTTGGTGTATCTCCTACGCCTTCAACCGCTACGGTTCTGTTACTAAAGCTTTAGAGCACTGGAAGGTCTATAAATGGCACTAAACCGTAAGAGCATGGGAACTTATCAGTGGAAACAACAGAGACTTAGAGTTCTGAAGCGTGACGGATATGTCTGCGCATACTGCGGAAATGAAGCCACAGCGGTCGACCACGTGGTGCCTGCCGTAATAGGCGGAGATGATAGCCTCGACAATCTTGTGGCCTCATGTAAGCCTTGCAACAGTCGTAAGGGGTCTTCTAGCGTTTTTTTAGGGCACACCTCTAC